CATATGCACCTCGAAAAGTGCCGTGCTGCAAAACCGGCTTTAACCGTTAATGATTAATTCTAACTTACCTATTGCGTAGCTAAGGGCGTCAACTGTTAAATCCTCATAATCAACAACATCGACTCGTGCAAGCTCACCTTTGCTCGAAAGGTAATAATAAACTTGAATCATGCCTGAACCAGATGCTGTAATTCTAAAAACAACAGTCTCACCCAGCACCATGGACGCCGCATAACAAAGCCGCTGCACTTCGCCGACAAGCTCCATAATCTGCGGATTGACTCCTGCTGATAGTAGGCGAATGGCTTGCTGGCGTTTTGTTGGACTCCATTTCTCGACTGCGCTGCGGCTGATGCCGTATGCTTTTGCTATTTCGTTGAGTTTCAATTTATTCTCCTAGTGAAGAGTAAGCCGCCGAAGCGGCTGCTAATTATTTTTTCATGAAATAATAAATTGCTAACGGAATCATAATTGCGCAAGCAAGAAAAAATGAAAAAATTACTGGCGACAAAACCCAAAACCAAGACCAGTCAATAAAACCAGTTAACTTTAATCCAATGAAAAGGATAGTCAAAAGACCTACAAAACCGATGCCGCCACTGTTACTACTTGTTGATGTACTCATTTTATTCTCCAATTGTTGTTACCGACAAAACAAAGATAGCTCAACACACTGCGCTGCGCAATATTATTTTCAATTATTTTTTCACAGATACAAAAACCCGCCTAAGCGGGTTTCTTAAATTCACTACAAATCACAATCACAACATCACCGATACGCTCAAACGCTCTCATCTTGTCAAATGGCAACTTGCTGCAATCGTCTTTCTTTTTGGCGCATGACATGCACATGCCGCCTTTTGGTTGGTGGGTCATGATAGCTCCTTAGTCAACTCCGCAATAAACGAAGCACAGCACATCGCGTGTGCAGCGTGTGGCAAGCCTGATTCTTGGTCGATAACCTCACCTCTGAGCATGGCGAAAGAATGCCGTAGCAGCGCAGCCTGATAGCGCTGAATGGCATCTGGCACGGTGCGCCACCCTTCCGGCTTGTACTTTTTCGCTCCAAACGTCATCACTTGCGCCATTAGGTCAATTGCGATTGGTGGCAACAGGTCATAACGCGGCTTTTCGCTGTCGTGCTTGGCTTGTGCATAAACAGATAAGTCTTTTCCAAGTGCCTCATCTGCGTTTCTATTGTAATGCCCCATATCTTCTGTCGTCCTATCTCTGCCGATTCGGTTGATTTTTTCGTCTGTTGGCCAGTCTATCCGGTCAAATCCTGTTATTTCTGCCATATCACAACTCCTTAACCAAAACAGGCAAAACCCTAAATCGCTCTTTGATAGCCGCTGCAATGTTGGCGGCTGGTTCTTCTGTGATGCACGTAAAGCAACTGCCGCAGGGTAGGGTTATTTGGTAAGACTTCATTCCGCCACCACCCATCTAAAATCAGGAAACTTACCATCTAGCCAAAAACCTGTACCGCTCGGCGCTTTCGGCATATTCGGCACGACTGCAACGCAGCAATCACAAAGCATCCGATAGCCGCCAAGATGGTCAGTATTTTTTACTGTGTCGCAGCCATCGCACATGAATTCATCGTCGCTTAATTCCACAAATAACTCCAAAAGCGCCCGAAGGCGCTAGGTTGATTTATTAAATGCAGTGCAGCAAGCGCTGGCAATGTAGGGCGATTGGGGCAAATGGAATATCGTCTTCGAAGTATTGGCCTTGCTGCGCTTGTTGCGGCGGCTGGAATTGATGCTGCGGATTAGGTGCCTGATTATATTGCGCTGGCGCTGGCCGTGGCGCTTGGCTGTAAGCCTGCTGTTGTGGTTGTTGTGGCTGCTGAGCTGGTCGCTGCTGTGGCGCTTGCTGGCTTTCCTGCTTGCCGCCCAAAGTAACTTTCTCAACGCGCAGTGTGATATACGTCTTGCCCTCATGCTCGCGCGTTCCCATCTCGCCAGATACTACAACAAACTGGCCTTTTTTAAGATATTGCACTAAACCTGATTCTGCCTGCTTGCCCCATAATGAGCAATCAACCCAAATAGTCTGCGCTTTGTCGCCGTAGCCTGATTTCATTGCTAAGCTAAATCCAGCGACGTTAGTGCCGCCAGCGTTGCGCACTTCTGCATCTCGGCCAATATTTCCAGAAATCGTCAGTACATTCATTAAATTTTACCTTCACATTGTTGTTTAAAATAATCCCAATGCTGACCAAATGTTACGCCTAAAGAATTAAGCGCTTCATCCATGTCAGACACGAATTGCGGCACTGCATCGCGCAAAGTTGCCTGCATCTTTTCGTCAATGCCAGTTACCTGGTGATGTAAGTTTTGGCAAAGCACCATACGCGGATCATACTGTGCAAAAATGTGTTGTTCTGCGCCAGTTGCAAAAATCTGGAACTGAGCTTGCCAAAGCCATGATTTTTTATTGCCGCCGAATGCTGCAAACTTGATAAAGTTTGAGCCGTCGTATGGAGCTTTGATTTCTACAATCGTGTTATCAAATAAGCCATCAGGCGACACGCCAACGCGCATATCTGAATTCATGTATACGAATGGCAGCTCTTTGATTTCGACAAAGCCTAGCGCTGCTGATAAAGCGTCACGCGCTACTGGTTCGTATAAATTGCCATGCTCCAGTTGCTTGAATGGCAATTCATCAGGAATAGCACAGATGCAAATCTGATTGATAAGGCTTGCCATGTAACTAGCTCTGCCTTCGCTGTCACGCTTAGCGACGATTTTGTCAGCATTGCTGGCGCTCAATACGCCAGCTTTCATAATGTGCCAAGCATCGTCTTTCTGCTCAACTTGTGTAGGGTTAAAGCCAAATACTGGCTCAAGTGTCGATAGTTGCGCCATAGCGCGGTCAAAGATGCTCATGGTTTAGCCCTTAATGCTTTGATTGCTGCTTGAGCTTGTTGCTCGGTTAGGTTGCAGATTGCGGTTGCGCCAGTCGCACGGTTAAGCCAGTCAATCATCGGTATTTTTCTATCTTCTGGCAGCGCGTTGTAGTAGTCGGTCAACCATGCCTCTGACTCAATGCTGATTGGCGTAACGTCGCGCACAGGTTCGTCTTTGGTGATGCCTTCGCCGCCATCAGTGTTTAGGTATTGAATGGCATCATCAAGGCGGTTAACTTTAGGCCAGTATTTTGAACCGCGTTTTACGACTGTTTTGCGGCACATTTCTTCGTAGTCAGTAACCCACGGGCCTGATGGTGGCTTGCCTTGCTTGCCGCCACTAAAAGCCTCTGAGCGTGCGCGAACGTCATGCAATTGTTTTACGTCCATTTCTTCAGTTAGGTAAGCGCCAGTCGATGTGCGCACAACGCAGTAAGCACCAACCAACTCGCCGCGATTACCAAAGGCGTTATATTTATGAATCGGGGCAGTGTCAATTCCTTGGCTTTCGTATGTGTCATTTGCATACACAAGCTTTGCCTGTCCGAATTCTATTGAGCCAGTAGACATAGCAAGATGCAAAAGCCCCATGTAGGAAACATCAAGACAGATAGCCATGCCTGACTGACTTTTGCGCGGCACTAAGTAAGCGTGCTTGCTGGCTGGGTTAAGGCTTACACCAATTGCAGCAGCGTTACGCAAAGCGTTTTGCACTGATACAGGATTCTGCTGTGCGATGCTCATTGCAAACTGGTTAGCGCTTAAAAGCTGCATTGCATAGTTTGCCTCCGCTGGCCAGTTGACAGCATTGTGCGCCGTGATTAATTGCAGGCATTCAGGCTCTACGCCCTTTACCATGTCTGGAATTGTCATTAGGTTATTCATTTCATTCTCCACGTTTACTTCGTTTATTAACTAAACAAATATAATATCGTCAGCTGCAACAGTGATCACAGTGCCGTCGTTAAGCTCAAGAATTGCAACTGACCACATCAAGCCAGAATCCTCATCACAGCTCATTCCAAATTGATGAAATAAAGCTTCTCGCTCTGACTTTTCGCATTTAGCATGCGGAAATCCGCTAATAAACTCAGTTGTCCAGTTTCTGTGTGCATAAATTACTTTTCTCATTTCATTCTCCACGTTGTTTTATTTGGTGTTGACTACTTTACCATATATGGTTATGATGTCAATCACGAAAAGTAAATAAGTGAGGAAATTTAAAATGCTGACGATAGACCAAATAAGAGAAAGACTTGAGCATAGCAACCTTAAAGCGGTGTCTGAGGCTGTTGGTATTCATTACAACACGCTTTACAGGCTGGTAAAGACAGATGCAGATCCGTCGTACAGTACGGTAAAAGCTTTGTCGGATTACTTACAAAGTTGGAAGTAGGAAGGCGCAATTTTGCGCTGTCTAAAATAAAAAGCCCGACTGGCAGGTCAGGCTAGATAGTCAAATAGGTGAGGTTTAAGTATATGTCATTTTTTAAAACAGAAAAAGAATTTGAAGATCAGTTTTTTGCATATGTAGTTGCGCATAAGCTTAACCCCGTCAATCACAGGGAAGTGGTTGGAGCTATGCGGCAAGTTAACTTAGGTTATTACGGTGTTGCTGATGTTGTTCTCATAGAGAATCATGGAAGCAAAACTGTTTACAATGTTGTTGAATTAAAAAATGTTCCTTTTGCCTCAGGCATGATTTTTCAGGTCTGCAGATACATGGAAGCTGTGAAGCTTGGCGTTAATTACAATTTGGTTAAAAACTTTAAATTAGACTTTTTTGACAGTCCAGTCGAAGTGATGGATTGTGATGCGAAAGTTATTGGATCTCTAGTTTGCCCAGGAAATGCAGATTTAACAAAAAACATGGTTAGCGCATTTAACGCTTTGTCAATTGATGTTTACAGCGTAAACATGGAGCTTTTAAGTTTGGTTTTTGAATCTGAAGAATTAAATAAATTTTGTAGCTCTGACGAGATAGAAAAAATACAGGCAACTTTAAAACAAGTTAAGCAAAACATTACTTGGGATATTTAACATGTCAGCAAAACACACTTTTATGGCATGGGATTTTCAAACAGAAAGCGCAGGACTAAAGCTTGCCATGCTGCAGATAGCAAACAACTCAAATGATGACGGTGTTAGCTGGTACGGAATAGAGAAAATGGCTGAGTCTTGCGGAATGGGGGTTAGAACATTTCAGCGCCATATTAACGAGCTTGAAAAAATTGGAGTTTTAGAAATAACTAGAAGGCCAAACAGGACATCAGTATATAGATTGGTTTGGCGTGCATGCCAAAATGGCACCTCTGATGATTCCGGAACTGCCAAAATGACACCTCGGAACTGCCAAAATGACACCTCTAGTGGTGCCAAATTGGCGCACGATCTTAACAAGGAACTTAAAAAGGAACCTAACAGTATTTTTGTTGATGAGCTTTTTGAAAAGTTTTGGGATGCCTATCCGCTAAAGGTTGGAAAGCAAGAGGCAATATCTGCATTTAAGAAAGTTATGAAAGGAAAATCAGAAAATAATTGCCGCATGACAATGAACATGATTTTATCTTTTCACTTTGCAAGAATTGAAAGTGGCGTTTTTGGAGTTGACAAGCTACACGCATCAACACTACTTAACAAAAAAAGATGGGATGACGATCCTGAATTTGTAAAAAACTTTAAATTGGAATGGGAGCAAACGTATGGTCAATAACATGGAGCAATTCTACAGAGCAGACGCGGAGCAATCAGTAATCGGCGGCGTAATGCTAAACGCAAACTCAGACAGAGCTTTAACGGCGCTGGAAATGCTTTTGCCTGCTGATTTTTATTTAAGGCAGCACCAGCAGATTTGGGAGGCAATCCGTCAGCTTTTCACTGCAAACAGACAGGTTGACATCGTGACAGTTGCAGACCAACTAGACCGCAACGGCTCGGATTCTGACGTTAGGTTTTCATATCTTGGCGAAATATCAAAAAACACACCTAGCCAGGCAAATGTTCACGTTTACGCCAAGATTGTGAAAGACTACTCAAAGCTTAGAAACGCACTGGCAAAGCTGTTTGATGCAAGCGAAGCTATCTACGACAAAAGCGCAGACCCTACAGACAGAATCAACACAGCGTTAAGCATGGTATCTGAAATTGGCTCTGACGATGCACAGGAAGAATTGAAAGACCCTGCCGAAGTTGCTATGTCAGTTTTGGATAGGATGCAGGAGGCTTTTACATCTGGAACCAATATTGTCGGGCTTTCATCTGGCTTTGAAAACATCGACCGCATGACTGGCGGGTTTAGGGATTCTGATTTGATTATCGTTGCCGCTAGGCCGTCAATGGGTAAATCAACTTTCTGCCTGAACATTGCTGAGAATGTCGCCTTACTTTCTGACAATCCAAAGCCTGTTTTATTTGTAAGCCTTGAGATGCCAGCAGAGCAGCTTATGCAAAAGACGATTGCAAGAGCTGGCAACCTAATGCTGACGAAAGTTTTAAACGGTCAGGCGATTGGCAACGATTACGACTTGGCAAGAGTTGGCTGCGCGTTAGAGATTGTAAAACGCAATTCTAAGTTTTTGCGGATAGATGATCGCGGTGGTCAGCACATCAGCCAAGTTCAAGCCAGAGCAAAACGCGCAGCCATGAAAATGGGCGGATTATCTCTAATCGTTGTTGATTATCTGCAAATGATTAACGCTGAAGGTGAAAGCCAAACAATCAGAATTGGAAACGTATCAAAAGGATTGAAGGAGCTTGCAAAAGCGCTGAAGTGTCCTGTGATTGCTTTGAGTCAATTAAACCGAGCCTTAAATGGCAAGCCAGAGCTTAAAAACTTGCGCGACTCAGGAAGTATTGAGCAAGATGCGGACGTTGTTATATTCCTGCATGATGAAGATTATGAAGGAGAAAGAACCCAAGATAGCCTGATGGAAATCATTTTCGCTAAACAACGCATGGCAGCAATTGGCTCAACTTACCTTCAGCCGGAGTTAGGATTTAGTCGGTTTTCAGATACAAACAGATTGCCAGCGCCAAAAGTGGAGCAAGAACCAAAGAAATACACAAGCAAGAGGTATGACCAATGAGCTTTATTCCAGTAACAAACAACGAAATACCAGAGCATCCAATGCAGTTAATACGGGTGATTCTGGCAAATTACCGCCAGCATACGATTTGTGCGCGGTTTGCTAAAAACCTTAGTTCGCCAGTTACGGCTTATAAAATTGTTAGGAGAGTTTGATGAAGCAATTAAAACTTACATTTTGGAACCGATTAAAAATTTGTTTTGAAGTCATGACAATCACATCAGGGCATAAACATTCCGCACAAGAAAAGCAATTAAGCACATTTATAAGAGGTTATGAGGCTGGGCTGTACGATGGGAAACTGATGGCGAAATCAAATGAATAAGCAAAAATTCATAATCAGCAGCCGAGACAACTTAGTTCAGGCGTTTAGATATGCTGAGTCGTTTGGTTATGAGCGGCCTTATGTTGTTGAGGTAAGGCCATTAACCAGGACAGATCCTCAGAATAAGTTACTTCATGCGTTATTCGGAGAGCTGGCGCACCAAGCAAGATGGCAGAATGAAAAGTTAACGGCTGAGCAATGGAAAATGCTGATGATTTCAGCGCATACGATAGCCACCAAAGAGCCTAACAAGATGGTCATAGGCTTAGAGGGTGAAGTGGTAAACCTTCGGGAGAGTAGCGCGCAGATGTCGGTTGCTAGGCTGAACAGCTTGATTGAGTACGTGATTTGTTGGGGCGAAGGACAAGGGGTTAAATTTAAAGATGAGCAGATTAACAAATAAATATTGTGCGCCATGGGAGTGGCAATTTGGAGAATTGGTGATTAACCAAGAGCTATCAAAGCTAATTGTTGATGGAGCCATTGATTATGAAACCGCAAATGGCTTGGTTGATGAAACGGTAAGCATTACTGACAAAGCTATCGTTAAGGCTTATCACGATGGGCGCTAAATGCAAACAATGCCGAAAGCCAGCAAGTAACAGATTCGGTCTGCACACGTTTTGCGATACTGAGTGCGTTTATCAGTTTGCGATTGCGGCAAAGGAAAAGGCGGCGACCAAAAAGCAAAAGGAATTTAACGCAGAGACTCGGCGGCGGAAGTTGGCGATTAAAAGCGATACCGATTGGAAAAATGAAGCGCAAGACCTGTTTAACAAAATGCGCAGGCTTGAGGAGTTACTGTGGTTTAAAGAGCGAGGCATTGAACCATATTGCATTAGTTGCCAATTGCCACTAGGTAATGACCAGTGGTGCTGCGGTCACTTCAAAACCAGAAAGGCGCGTTCTGATTTGTCTTTCGACCGCCGCAATACTTTTTTACAGCACAATGTCAGATGCAATAAAAATCTATCAGGCGATATTGCGGGATATAAAATCGGATTAGCTTTTAGGTTTGGCGATGAAGAAGCCAAGCAAATTATCGGATACTGCGAAGTCAGGCAGGAAACACCAAAGCGCACAGCGGAGGATTGGCAGGCGATGAAGAAGAAATTTAGTGCCGAGATAAGACGTTTGCAATCCTTGCTGTAAAGTGCAATAATTGCATAAGCAAACAAGGGTGGAAAAAGTTATGAAATGTAAAATTGACGGCTGCGATAGAGATTGTATGTACAAGAAAGACCAGTTGTGCCAGAAGCATTACTTTAGATTTATGCGATATGGCACTTACGAACTAACGATGAAGCCAAGGCAAAAAACAAGAGTTCATAGCGCTGGCTATATCTGCCTTTTTATGCCAGAGCATCCACTGGCAAATGCGAACGGGGAGGTTTACGAGCATCGGTATGTTTTGTATGAAAAATATGGTGAAAATATACCTAGCTGCGAAATTTGTGGAGCATTAACTACATGGATGAGCAGGGATACTCATGTGGATCACATTAACGAAAACAAGGCGGACAACAGGGAGTCCAACCTTAGAATTTTATGCAACTCATGCAATGTGAGAAGGGCTAACAAGCCTGAAAACTACATTAACAGGGCTCACACTCACACTATAACGATAGATGGAGTATCTATGACCCCTGCTGGATGGTCAAAAGTCGAAGGCGTTAGCGTTTGCGGGAATACGATAATTCGTAGGATGTTGGCTGGATATTCTCACTACGACAGCGTTTACATGAAAAAGAAAACTCATAACGGAAATAAACAAAGCAAGTCTGAGTATTGCAAGGAATGGAGAGCAAAGAAAGCCGCTAAAGCTGACGATTGATGAAATAAAGATTTTGATTGCCGAATATAAATCGAAAATAAAACAACTTGAGAGCTTGCACCAATAATCAAATATGCTATATTCAATTACACAGCACAACGCTGTAGCTAGGAGGAAAAATGAAACCAATCGCAGAACTAATAAAACAATACGGCACGCAAAAAAAGCTTGCTGATGCTATGGGTACGAATCAAGGCCAAGTGTCAAGCTGGCTTCGATATGGTGCGCTGGTTACTAACGATGGCGCTGTTTGGGTTAAACGGCGTGATGGTGTTGATGGGTTGGTGTTGTTTGGGGAGGGTGGGGAATGAGACGAATGAGCGATGTTTTTGAGTTGCCGATTGACGAAAGTGATGCTTTTGCTTATGGGTTTAACACTATCGAATCCGCGCATAAAATTGGCAGATGCTCATCCGCACAGCACGCAGCCCACTCAATAAACCACATAGACGCGCTGGCTGATGCTTTGGAATTAATCCTCGACGATAAGGCGATATTCAACATTGACAGCAAGAGTCACGCGAAAGCTGTATCTGTATTAGTTGATTACCGAGGTGAAAAATGACCGGATTAACCTACCAACTAAAACAAAAAGTCCGCAACGGCTTTGTAAAGCTTAGTGATTTGCGACCCAACAGCAGAGACATAGCTAAGCGGATGCTGGCTAATGGTGAGCTGTACCAAGATGCGAAAGGGCATCTCAGATTGAACGAGGCTTGATATGGAATGGATTAGCGTAAAAGATAGGTTGCCGGAGTTTACAGGCGACTTTGGCGGGTTTGCACTCGTGTCTGATGATGTTGTTGCATATTCAAAAAGCAGACGCGCTTTCTTTGCTGATTACTCAACTCAGGGGTGGTGCGATGAAAATGGAGAAACGCCCGATGGCGTCACCCACTGGATGCCACTACCACCAGCGCCGGAGATTGAGAAATGAGTAATTTAAACAAGTTTTTTGAGAAATCTATAGCGGATTTAGTTGCTCGCGGAGTCTCAGTAAGTTCAACATCCGGTGGTCATGTATCTTATGATGACTGGAAACAAACAGACACCGCAGCAGACGAACA